CGATGGCCCAAGCCCTGGGCATCTCGGCGCAACGCGTCGGTCAGTTGAAAAGGGAAGGTATGCCGATGGAAACGGTCGAGGCGGCGCTTGCGTGGCGGGAAGCCCGGGACACGTCGCGGCGGACGGCGCCCGTCGTCGAGCTCGAGACGCTGACCGACCTTTCCCTCGAGGCGAACATCGCCACGCACAAGGCCCGCGTCGAGCACGCCGGTGAGATTTGGGACGCGGCGATGCGTGGCGGCGACGTCAACCAGTCCAAGTTCCAAAGCCAGTACAACGCCGCCTTCAAGACCCTGATCGACCTCGAGGCCGAACTTGAGCGGCGCCGCGTGGCGAACGCCGAGTTCATCTCCGCGAAGGAGGCGACGGCGGCGATGCGTGACCTGATGGCGGAGGTCGTCAACCGCCTGGACAAGTTGGCGCTCGATTGCGCCGAGGGCTGCAACCCCGAGACGCCCGCGAAGGCCGTCAAGGTGCTGGAGGCTTGGGTTCGCAAGACGAGGGAGGACTTGAGCCGTGCGGCGGGCTGATCTGGTCGTGCTGGGTCGGGACGTGCTCAGGCCGTCGAGCGAGGGCGACGTCGTGACTTGGCTGGAGGCCAACGTTCGGGCCATCCCCGACTCGCCGATGCCCGGGCCGTTTCGGGCCGACCGAACGCCGTGGGTTCGGGACGCACTACGGATCGCGGCAGACCCCGAGGTTCAGCTGCTGACCGTCCTCGCGAGCATCCAGTCCGGCAAATCCCTGTTCGCCCGATTGCTCGCCTGTTGGATCGCGGAGCACGCTCCCGGCCCGACGCTCCTGCTCCAGGCTACCGACCCCGAGGCGAAGGACTTCGCCCTGCGTTACCTTCGGCCCGTCTTCAAGAACTGCCCGCCGGTGCTGGCCCGCATGAAGGAGGACGACATGGAGCGCTCGACGACCATCGACTTCGACCGCTTCCCTCTGTACTGCCGCGGGGCGTGGAACGAGGCGAACCTCCAGCGGCTGTCCATCCGCTACATCATCGGTGACGAGTGTTGGCTATGGCCGCCCGGGCATTTGCAGGAGGCGAGCGCCCGCGTGACGGCGTTCGGCTGGATGGGCAAGCGTGTGTTCATGACGCAGGGCGGGACGCTTGGCGGCAAGGGTGGCGAGTTCCATGCGCTGCACGAGACGACCGACCAACGGGACTGGAACTTCCGCTGTCCTAAATGCGATCACCTTCAGCCCTGGCTGTGGGAGTTCATCCGCTTCCCCGAGGAGGCGAAGGCGAGCGGGACGTGGGATTTGAATGTGGTCGCCGACGGCACGAAGTACGAGTGCGCTGGCTGTCATACATTGTTGGACGACAACGCCGGGACGCGAACCGAGGCGAACGCCCGCGGGGAGTTTGTGGCTACAAATCCGATGGCGTACCACGGCAAGGTCGGCCTGCATTGGAACAGCCTCGCGACGATGTCATGGGGCGAGTTGGGCGTGATGATGCTCAAGGCCAAGGAGGCGGCGGACGTCTACGGCGACAACGAGCCTCGGCGCATCTTCAAGCAGAAGCGGCTGGCGATGGCATGGCAGGAGGAGGGCGGCGAGATCGTCGCGGACGCATCGGCTAGCGAGTACAACCTCGGCGACGCGTGGGAGGCGGAGGCCTACATCACCGGCAAGGGCAAGGTGGTCGACGCGAAGGAAGCGCCGAACGGAAGCATCCCGTTCCGCACGATGGGCGTCGACGTCCAGCGCGGTCATTTCTGGGTGGTCATCCGCAGCTGGGCGAAGACCGGGCACAGCCGCCTGTATGCCTTCGGGAAGGTCGAGACATGGGGCGGCGTCGAGGAGATGGCCCGCAAGGCCGCCGTGCACAAGGCGATGGTCTTCGTCGACGCTGGCGACCAGACGTCGATGGTCTACGCCGAGACGGCGCGGCGAGGCTGGAAGTGTGCTCGCGGTTCTGGCAACGAGGACTTCGCGGTCACCGATCGGGACGGCAAGACGACCCGCCGCTTCTATTCCGAGAAGCAGCGCATCCAAGTCCCTGGCCTGAACGGTCAGCCCGCCGTGCTCGTGTCCTGGTCGAACCTACAGGGTAAGGACTTGCTCCACGGCATGAGGGTCAAACGGCTGCACACGTTCCCCCGCAACGCTGACCCATTTTATATCGAGATGATGGCGGCGGAGGTTCGCGTGAAGGACAAGCGCACGGGCAAGCCGATGTGGATACTCCCGCAGGGCAAGAAGGATAACCATGCCTGGGACTGCGAACTTCTCTGCCTTCTGGGGGCGGTGCGCTGGGGCATCGGAAGCCGCGGCGAGTCCGGGCCGACCGAGGCGGTGGATGCCGCTTGACGCAAGGTTGTCGGGTGTTTGTGTGTTCATAGGCCGCTGGCTCGGGACTTGCGCGTGGGGCGTGGGTTGGAACAACCGGGTCAGCGGCTCCCCGTTGCCTTGCCATGCAGTATCAAATGGCATCTGGCATCTTCATCGGCCTGACCGAGGACGAACTTCTCGCGATCAAGGCGCAGGCCTTGGCGGATATCACCTCGGGCAAGGTGCTTACGAGCTACTCTGACAGCGGCTCGTCGGCCTCTAAGGCCGTGACCATGCCCGCGAAGGAGCGCCTGTCCGAGGCCATGTTCGCCCTGAGCCGCCTCGACCCGGAGACCTATGGCGTCCGAAAGACGGTTGTCTCAACCAATTGGAACAACCCAATTGACGAATAACTCTATGCCCCCCCGGAAGACGACCCCCCGCAAAAAGAAGGACGTGACCGCCGCACAACCGGCGAGCGCTCCTGCTCCTCAGGCCTCCTTCGGTGGCTGGCAGAGCGTCGGGCAGACCCGCCTCCGCCGCGGCATCTACAACGGCCCCGCCCAGGACTTGCGTCGGGACATGAAGCCGAGCGACCGCCTGACGATGGTCAAGCGGTGCCGCTGGGCCGAGCGCAACAGCGGCCTGTTCAAGCAGATCCTGAACGACCTCGTCCTGTACACCGTGGGCGACGGCATCAAGCCCCAGTCCCATGCGACCGACCCGGCGCTGGCTGACCGCTACGAGGAGTATTTCGCCGAGAAGTCCAAGCGCATCGACATTACGAACCGCTTCTCCTTCGCTCAGGTTCAGCAAATCCTGATGCGGGCGATGGCCCGGGACGGCGACTCGTTCGCCGCCAAGGTGCGCAACGGTCTCGGCGACCCTAAACTCCAGCTCATCGAGGCCCACCGCGTGGGCGACCCGATGGACGTTCCCCCGCCCGAGGGTATGCACGACGGGTGCATCTTCGGCGAGTACGGCGAACTGATTGCGTTCAACGTCTACCGCTCGGACGGCTCCAACCGCCAGATTCTGGCGCAGTCCATGATGCACGTCGTAGACCACGAGTACGCCTCCGGCGCCCGTGGCGTCCCTCTCCTCCAGCATTCCATCAACTCCATCCAGGACGAGATGGATATCCTCGAGCTCGAGAAGTTGGCGGTCAAGGACAACGCCGATGTGACCCGCGTCATCAAGAAGACTGGTGGCTTCATCGACGGCGACATGGCCTCCGAGCTCGGTGCCGGGACGTCCTACGAGAACATCGCGGCCCGCATGGGCGGCAAGTTGCTCGCCCTCGAGCCCGGGGAGGAGTTCCAGTCCTTCACCTCGAACCGCCCGAGCCCGACCTTCACCGGCTTCCTCGCGGCGCTGGAACGTGACATTAGCCAGGGCGTCCTGCCTTACGAGTTCGTCAACGACCCGTCGAAGATTGGCGGGGCGTCCGTCCGCCTGATCACGGCGAAGGCTGGCCGCGTCTTCGGCAAGTACCAGCAAATCCTCATCGAGCAACTTTGCCAACCGACTTGGGGCTACATCATCGGGCAGGGCATCGCCTCGGGAGAACTGCCGGACGACCCGACTTGGGCGACCGTCTCCTGGACGACCCCGAAGAGCGTGACGGTCGACGGCGGCCGCGACGCCACGAACGACCGGGCCGACGTCGAGATGGGTCTCCTTTCCATGTCGGAACTCTACGCCCAGCGCGGCCTCGACTTCCGTACCGAGATGAAGAAGCGGGCCGCCGACATGGTTCACATCCAGAACCTCGCCGCCGAGTACGGCATCCCCTTCGAGCTTCTATTCCGTCCGACGAACACCCCGCTCGGAACCGTCTACAACGTCGAGAAGGAGGAGGCCGACGAAGGCCCCGAGATGGAAGACGAACCGGCCTCCGAGGAGGAGCCCGAGGACGAAGACGAAACCAATTCCTAAACCAATGCGCTTCCTCATCAACGGACTTAAGGGCCGCGAGCCCCTGCTCATCGACCCCTCCAAGGCCAGCGACCACGCTGCCCTGGCTGAGAAGTTCGGCTTCACTGACATTCTCTCCCAGTTGTTCGGCGCCGCCCCCGAGCCCTATGTGCTCGAGAACGGGACGGGCGTCATCCCGGTGGTCGGCGTGATCGGCAAGGGCCTGAGCCCGCTCGAGAAGATGATGGGTTCCTCCGACGTCGACGCGGTCTCCGAGGCCATCGACAAGATGGTGGCGAACCCTAGCGTCCAGCGCATCGCCTTCCACATCTCGAGCCCTGGCGGCACGGTCACGGGCGTCGAGGAACTCGCCAACAAAATCCGCGGCTTGAAGGTTCCGACGATGGCCTACTCCGACAGCGAGATGGCCTCCGCGGCCTACTGGATTGGTTCGGCTGCCGACCGCGTCCTCGCGGCCCCGTCGGCCACCGTGGGCTCGATTGGCGTCTACATGGCTATCCCTGACTTCTCCAAGGCCGCCGAGATGCAGGGTATCAAGATGGTCGTCATCAAGTCCGGCAAGTTCAAGGGCGCCGGCATCGAGGGCACGTCCCTCTCCG